CGCTTTACAGGATATGCTTGCCCACCTGCCGCACACCCTCATTCTTAGCCGCCTCAACCAGAGCATCCTTGGCCGCGTCGACCGTCAGGGGTGCTTTGGGGTTCTTGGCGATGCTCGCCACGGCGGGAATCAGCACGCGCTTGGCGAGGGTGGTTAGGATCTTACCGAACAGGCTCATGATGTAGTCTCCGTTACTGCGATTGGATCCGAGGGTGTCCCCGATGGCGTAGCCGGGTCACTCTTGGCTTTGCTGCCAGACGACGAACCAAGCCAGAAGCCGAACGCCAGCACGGCAAACGACTTCCACGTCCCGACAGTATCGCCGGTCATAGTGGCGTCACGCAGCACAACGACAACGTAAATGCTGAACAGCGCGTATCCGGCAATGGCTGCTAGGCACATGCCGACGACGATGCGGATGTTGGGGATAGTGGTAGCGTTTATCACAGCGGCAACCCCTTATAGACCCGTGCTTCTGCGGTGCGTCGGTTAACCAGTCCCTGCATGGTTTTGCCCCCTGCCTTGTTCCAAACCAAGAACTGTGCCGCCGCGCCATCATAATCCGCCGCCTTATGTTTTTTCAGCAGCGTGGACGACGTGAAGGCGCCGACACCAATGTTATAAGCCAGCGACACCATGGCGCCCTTCTGCATGGGAGTCACAGCCGCATCGCCTAGCGCCTTGTCGACACCCGCTGCAAACTCCAAAACCTGCGTGGCAAGGCGGGTATCGGCCTCCACCTGAGTCCATACCGTGCCGGGTGTAATCGGACGACCCTGTATGTCGGTCGTCGATCCCCAGCCAATCGTCCAAGGCTTCCCACCAGTCCCCGGATCCGGATACGCCTTCAGTTCGCAGCCCTCGAACTTTTTGATGAGTGCGAGTGCATATGGCAACCAGCCCTCCGCATCGGCGCCACGCGGCAATCCAAACATATCCGCCAGATCATCCAGCGCTGTCACCATAGCGGGCGTATAGCGGCCTCCAGGGGCATAGGGGCGTACGTCGGCGAATAGCTCTGCGCGTGTCGTCATCCTCGGCTCCTGTCCTCTTTCCACCGGTTGCCCATTGCGGCCATTTGAGCGTTGGCGCGGTCATGGCGCCATTTGCGGTATCCGGCACCACTTAGATACAGGACTATACCATAGGTTAGCAGCGTAACGGACCAGCCCTCGAACGGGCTTCCCTCGCGCTCCCATATGATAGCTACCGTCAGGAAACTGCCAGAGCCAGCCATAGCTAGGCCAATGCGCTCTATAGCAATCGTCATGTGTCGGTATTTTGTAATCAGCACTATTGAGGCGCAGGTAAGCAGAAGCCTGCCAAACGAATTAAGGATGTCCCAGATCATCATTCCCCATCTCCCTTTAAGCCGAGCATGAGAATGATTTTTTTTCGCATCAAAGGAATAAGACCGATGCCAAATGCGGATCCGAAAAATGTAGTACCGCAGGCTACCCTTATGGGGGTTATGTCAACGTGGAACATATCCGCCACGACCAGCGGAACCCCAAAGACGCCAAAGAATGTGCCAACGACTAGCGCAAAGGCAATCTCTCGCCAGTGCATTGCTTTCCAGGGCAGTGACCATACAGACACGATCGCACCGCCTACAGCAGCCATCGCAACAAGTATGAAGCGCCGTTCGCTTTCATCTATCACGACCTAACCACCTTGTCAGTTCTTCCCAATGCCTGTGAGGAATTGCGCTCCAGCCGATGAAAGCCAAACACATTAGACAACCTATCGGAAACACCTTTACCTCCTAGCAGAAGGAATACTGCCACCTGTGCTAATAGCATTTTGTCTAGCCAAAAGGTGTAGTTTTCATCGGTCATATTGGACCGGAATGAATGTGCCCCGATTTGCATCATGCACAATATGTAGATTGCCCATCCCCACCAACGCAGACGAGCGAAGAAAAGCGCGGCGAAGGCTAGGATCATATCGGCCACTGTCCACAGATCAACGGCAGATGACGGAACGCCTTGAGCGCGCAACCATGCTTGCGGTGGATGAGCCGAATAAGTCCACTCAACGAAAAACCAGTTAGCCAATAACACTAAGGATAGGCCAATAGCAGATAGGCGTTGACCTACCGGGGCATGAGCGGCAAACACCGCCGCCCCAAAGCACAGCCCTGGATAGATCAACGCCTCGAAAGTCATTACTTAGGCGGTACAGTCGGCCCGTGGCCACCACTACGCTGTGTGCTGGCAGGCTTCGGCTTAGGCGCCGGTTTCGGCTTTTTCGGTTTCTCGGCCATGTCAGTAAATCCTCAAGTGGAAGTCAACACTACTAACAACACCGAACGCATTTTGGCAAGTTACAGTTATACCCGTGCGCGTGGTGGTCGCTGCCAAACCCCCGTGCGTCAATGTCCCGCGATCCGAAAGAACACAGGAAGTTGAGTAACCGCCAAGTGGTAGATCGGGCATATTCAATGACAAGAAAGAGGCAGTCGCCGTGGTTGCCCCGGCAGGAATTTCAACGCTACCGACAATCTCGGTCGTGTGGAGTCCAAAATCCTTGCCAAATGCCATATTCACATTGCCGGATAGCGTTATTCCGCCTAGCCAAGTGTTTCCATTCAACAGCACGCCGTTCAAATTGAACAAGAATATCTGTCCAACAGCCTTGTTGTTGCGGAAGCTCGATCGCTGGAGGCCATCGCATCGTACACCTACCTGAAAGGCGCCTTGGACAGAGTTTCCATCAACACTGAGATTTGCCTGCTTGTCGCCAAAATCCATGCCGAACGAGTGGAACTGCCCAGCAATTATCTGGACATCGGTTGCCCGCATACGGTTGTTGTGGATTTCGATGTTATCAACACCTGGTACCGTACCCAATGCCGTGCCACGGATGCCGTAGACATCGGCAGTTGTGTTATCGACCTGAATCCAGTTGTCGCTAAACGCCGTTCCGCCATCAGCAGTGACGAACAAGATGCCCGCCTCGGTGCAGTAGTCAAAATCGTTATGCGTGACGCCGCCGAATAGCCCCTGCCTCCAGTAACAGCCACGTGCAAAGTCAACGAAGATATTGCGCTGCACCTGAATGTCTTCCGGTCGCAGACCGGCGGCGTCATCGCCTACCTGTACGCCGACAGAAGGGCCAGTGCCGCTAACAAGCGTGCCTTTGGTTACGCGGTTATCATCCACCGTAACTTTCACATTACGATTGTATAGGACAATGCCGCGATGCACTTGGTTGATGGTGTTGGTACGGATTGTCGAGTGCCAAAGCCCCTTAGCGTTGATGCCCGTCCCGAAGAACGACATATAGCAGCACTCAATAACCATGCCGGTTGCGCGTAACGGGAAATCAAGCGCAACGTCGATCGCAGAGAAATTATCTCCGCCGTTGCCCTGCAACCAGATATTAGCAATCCGGCGAGGGCCGATTACGTCAGAAGCAAGAATGGTGATCCCATTGCAGAGATTGGCAATGATGCGGGAAAACTGCCCCTGTCCATCGATGCTGACAGTGCCTGGAAGGTTTAGGGTGGCCGTGGTCTTGTAATTTCCCGCCGGGAACCAGACCGTGCCGCCGCCGTTGCTCGCAACAAAATTCAACGCCGCTTGAATTGCAGCGGTATCATCGGTTACGCCGTCGCCCTTTGCGCCTCCCGAAAATTTGGTGTCGCGAACTGAATTTACCTCGTCCAGCTTCGATTGAACGCTTCGTGCTCCGTACCCCACCAAACCCGACCCTGCGGGGGCCATGACCTCATCCAAACCCTCTCCAGCGGGACCGGATTCGCCCTGATCCCCGGCATCTCCCTTATCGCCCTTCGTCGAGTTCATCGCAACGTCGGAAACTCGGTACAGGAACGACGTGGTATTCGGTGCGTAGATGTCCAGATGATACGTGCCGGGAGTCACATACAGGCTCAGGTTCCCGTAAGCATCGGACTTCGCCATGTTCTCGACGCCAGACACGGTAACGATCGGCGTGCCGTTATCGTCCGATGACAACGTGACCGTGTTCTGCGTGGTCCTGTCGATGACCCGCGCAAAGTATCCGATCAGGCTGTCGCCCGCCGTGTTCGTGATGGCTTCGAAGAAATGGTGCATCACATGGTCCCGTTAGTCAGGGTGATTGTAATATCTGCTGCCGCCGTTGTACCGAGTACATCGGTGCATGTCACGCGTGCCGTAGATGTCGCAACGGAGTCACCGGCTACTGTTTGCCGGAATGTCGTTGATGCCATCGTTGGGGAGGTAACCGAGGCGCCGCCGCTGAGAATGGTCCAGCTATACGAATACGGACCCAGTCCGCCCGTTGGCGTTGCTTGGCTCGCTGACGACACAACCGA